TGTAACTTCTGCAGAAACATTTTCAACGTTTCTGTTGTTAATTGCAGCTGCAAGTACAGTTGCGTCTGCACTAGCACCAGTAGCAGTAAATGAAACTGTAAGTGGTGTGCTAAATGTTCCTACTCCATTATCAGTAGCAGATATTGTAAATGTATGTGTACCTGCTGATATTGAACTTGCAGTAATTACTGCACTTGATATTGTAGTTGGTGCAGTGCCATTACGTTTGAATAATTTAAAAGTTGCTAACGGTTGTGTATCCGCCGCAGTATTTGTCATTCCGTAAATAGCGCCGTTTGCAATTCCTGTGCCACCGCCTGCTTTGTCTAAATTAAAAATAGCGTCTTCGTTACTTGCATATAATGGTGCATCAACTGCGTCCCATAATAATGTAGCACTGTTCCAAACTTTAACTCTTAATCTTGCTCCGCCATTTGGAGTTGTAGTTTTTAACCACACACTTCCTGTTGGACGTGAGTAAGTATCAGATGTTTTAAATTCTGGTACGCTTGTGTGCTTAGAAATTTGTAATGCAGGTGGATAATAAGTTCCTGCTGTAATTCCTAGCTCAGTAAGTAATGTGCTATCGCCGCCAATTAAAACGTCTCCGCCTGTAGTAGAGTCAGCTGCTGCAGATCCAGTACCATCACTATAAATTTCTAATCTGCTATCAACTGCGTCTGCTGTAACTCCGGTAATACTTAAACCGTTAATAGTTGCAGCAACATCACTAACTGCATCACTATCATTAATAGCTACTGTTACACCGTTAATTGAAATATTGTTTGTAGATGCAAATGTTGGATTTGCTGATGTACCTTTAATTGTAGGCCAGCTCTTCGTCCATGCATCACTACCAACTAATACCCATGTACCGTTTGCATTTCTGTAAAAAATTCTGTTTACAGTACTTCTTGAAACAACTGCATATCCGCCTACTGCGCCTACAGATGCTTTTGGAATCTTCCCGTCAGTTCCGTTTGTGTTTATCGATCCGTCTTCAACTTGTGTTGAATCAGTGATAACAATTGGAGTTTTAGTTGTAAAACTTTGTCCGCCTGTTACAGTCTGTGCTGCCGAGTTCCACTGTTGAATTCCGAAAGTAGAAGTCTGTGTATCTAACCAGTATGTACCTGCAGCTGGGTTTGCTGATGGTGCAGTTGCACTTGGACTTAATTCATTTAAGTCTACGTCTGCTCTAACAACATATGCTCTGTTGCTTACTCCTAGTAAAGAGTATGCAGCCTGTAAGCCATATTCGTTAAGCTCTCCGCCGTGTACTGGATTGTTATTGTTATCTGTTTGGAATATTGGATCACCGAAAGTATCTGCTAAATCTCTTTGTGAAGTTAGTAGATATGGTTTACCAGCATTCGCTGCTAATGTTCCTGCTGCTGTGCCCGTGCCAGCCGCATTTTGTTTGTTACTCGCTGAAGCAACAAATATCATTGGTACAGTGCCAGGAGCTGCGGGAGTGTAGAAACTCTCGTCAATTACGCTAACCTGTACGCCTGGTGATGTTAAAGCCATGTTTTTCTCCTAATGGTACTTGTATTAAATGTATTTAGCAAAGTCCTATCAATTCTACCTATAAATACCATAGGAAAAGGGATCAAAAAGGTGAGGTAAATACAATATGAGACCTTTATGCAAATGCGGACAATATCCTGCGGCAATCAATTATAAAAAGAATGGTCGCACATATTATAGAAAAAAGTGCGAGCGGTGCCTACGCAACGGTATTAATTATGGTGTTCCTAAATGGAAGCAAGCAGGTTACAATAAAAAGACAAGTTGTGAAAAATGCAACTACTCAAGTAAACATCCTGAGCAATTTAATGTCTTTCATATAGACGGAAATTTGAACAATGCACATTATAATAATCTAAAAACCATTTGTGCAAACTGTCAACGTATTATGCAGAAGCAAGGAAGCCGTTGGAAACAAGGCGATCTTGTACCAGATTTTTAAGTTGATCTTTTGTGCCGTGATTGTCAATAACTGTGTTGAAATTTACGTTAGCCCATGACCATTCAGAAGCATGTACATCCTTTGGTTCTACGCCAATGTCTTGATACATTCTAAACCAAACAGGATCTGCTCCACGTCTTACTCTCCAAATTTCGCCGTGAATACTTTTTATCATATTTGCTTCGTTAGGAAAACGCACATCTGGAATAACGAAATTTGTATTAGGTTGTAATGCAATTTGCTTCTTTACTAGGCTTACCCAGATACTGTCATCGAAGCCGTTACGCATACAGTCTGTACCAAACAGTTGCAGTACTAATCTAGGAGTAATATGCTTGCCTGTTTCTGCACTCCAGAAAGCATCCTTTTCTTCTCTCCATGCTCTACTGTCCTCAGTATCGCCTTCAAGCATCTGTCTATCCCAACCAAATACTTCAGCTACGCCATCTTTTAATTTATCAGCAAAACTTAATTTTGTAAATTTGTAATCATTAACCAAAGCATCAGCAACAGTACCTTTACCGCTACCAATTAGTCCACATATACCTATTATCATAAAATTTCCTTAAACTTTATGTAAAGTATACACAATTATTTGGGTAATGTCAAGTGTTTTTTAGCCTATTGTAAAGCCATATCCTACGCCACCAGCAACTTGTAATTTAACTTCTTCTTCAAGTTTTTCCATTTCGGCTTGTGCTTCAGCTTTCAAATTATCACCGTTTAGAGTAGATCCACCTTGTGGGCCTGCTACTGTTGCAAACTTACTACGTGCTTCTCCTAGCATATATTTGCAACTTGCTAGTGTATAATCTTTAATCCATTGCTGTGCTAGATAATCTTCTAGCAGTTGGCTGTCTGGTCTATAATTGTAAACATAAAGTAATAATTCTTCTTCAGCTCTTGGTCTTTGCAACAATGTAAGTTCTTTTGTTGCTGTATTCCATTTAAACTCAATAAATGATCCAAACATACGTCCAACAAGCTCTTGATATTGACTGAACATATCGTATGTAGCAAGTCCGCCTAGATTAGAACTAGATAACAAGTAAGTATTTGTATATGCTAAGTTAAACGGTTCAAACAATGTACCGCCATCTCCGCCGCCACTACGTGAACCTATAGAACGTCTAAACAATCTACGTACTTCAACTACTTCATTTGGTAACTTATAGGTGTTTTGGTCTATAATAGTTGGCATAAACATGTATGATTCTTCAACAGCGTTATCACTTCTTTGCCTAAAACGTGAAAATGCCTTGGCTAATGCAGTTTCATAATGTATCGGATCTAGTTCTACATCAACCATTCCTCCACCTAAGAACGTATTAACGTAATCAAAAATCTCTTGTTTCATTGTTGTGTTTACAGCCATATGTATAGTCTCCGTAGTATTTATCGTATTAGTGTACTATCGATAAATATGTATATGCCAAGATTAAGTTTATACAAACCAGAAAAAACAAAAGACTATGAATTCCTAGATAATCGTATCTTCGAAATGTTTACTATAGGTGGTACAGACGTCAATATTCACAAGTATATAGGTACAACAAGTCCTAGTGAAGCTGACGCTACAGCTGACCAACCTAAGTATGATGCTGTCAAAGAAACCAATATACAAGACTTATTGTTTCTTGAAAACAGAGATAGAAAGTATGACCCAGACATTTATACAATAAGGGGTATGTACAATGTACAGGATATTGACTTCAACTTATCACAGTTTGGCTTGTTTTTACAGAACGATACACTTTTTATGACTGTACACATTAATAGTAGTGTAAAAACTATTGGACGTAAGTTAATGTCAGGCGATGTTATAGAATTGCCTCACTTAAAGGACGAGTATGCAGCCAATGATTATGCTGTAGCACTTAAGAGATATTATGTAATTGAAGAAGTTACAAGAGCCGCAGAAGGCTTTAGTCATACTTGGTATCCGCACTTGTATAGATTGAAATTAAAACAGATAGTAGATTCGCAAGAGTTCAAAGATATACTGGATTTACCTATGGATGCAGATGCACCAGGTCAAGGTACACTAAGAGATGCACTTTCTACATATGAAAAAGAAATGCAAATTAATGAAGCAGTTCTTAATCAAGCAGAAGCAGACGCTCCTAAATCAGGATATGACACAAGTCATTATTTTAGTTTACAATTAGACGCAAAAGGTAACACAGAACTAGTAGATACAGACAGTGATCAGATTCCAGACACAATGCCCGGGCCTGCTAAAGATGGGTATCAAGGATACTTATTAGGAGATGGGATACCACCTAATGGCGAAAGTTTTGGTCATGGAATAAGTTTTCCTAGTAATAATGCAGAAGGTGATTTCTTTTTAAGAACAGACTTTTTGCCTAACAGATTATTTAGATATGACGGAGCTCGTTGGGTGAAACAAGAAGATAATGTAAGAATGTCTATGACAAACAGTTCACAAAGACAAACACAAAAAGGTACATTTATTAATAATAGCACAGTAAATAGTATTAGCGGTACAGATGTTGTTGAAAAACAAAGTCTATCCAAAGCACTTAAACCTAAGGCAGATAATTAATGCAACATTTTTACGACGGACAAATAAGACGTTATATAACACAAATTGTAAGACTAATGAGCAATTTTTCTTACAAATCAGGTGACGGTGACTTAACAACTATACCAGTGATGTATGGCGACTTAACAAGACAAGTTGCAAGTATTATACGTGATAACAGTGAAAATAAAATTCCAAGCGCACCGCGTATGTCTGTATATATTACAGGACTAGAAATGGACAATGCAAGGCTTGCAGACAGCAGTTATGTCAATAAATTAAATATTAGAGAACTTGCATATGATAGTGATGGCGAGGAGTATCTTAACAAGGAAGGTAAAAATTATACAGTTGAAAGACTGATGCCTACACCTTATACCCTTACAGTTAATGTGGATATTTGGTCAACAAATACAGACCAGAAATTGCAAATTTTAGAACAAATATTAATGTTATTCAACCCAAGTTTAGAAATACAAACTACAGACAATTATATTGACTGGACAAGTTTAAGTGTTGTAAATTTAGAAAACGTTCAATTTTCAAGTAGGTCTATTCCTGTTGGTACTGAATCAGAAATAGATATTGCACAGCTGACTTTGAAGACGCCTATCTATCTAAGTCCACCAGTTAAGGTAAAACGTTTAGGTGTAATTACAACAATTATACAAAGTATATTCAATGAAACAGAAGGTACAATCGAAGTTGATCTTTCAAGACCTGTTTCACAAGCATGGCAAGATAATTTACAAAAGAATAATATTGTTACAAGACTTGATGTTAGTGATACCGGATCTATTGAGTACGCAAAAACACATAATGAGTCGTTTAAGGCAGATGTTGACGTTGTTGTAACTACAAGTCATGATAATTATAATTTACTTATAATGGACAGCAAAGCAAAACTTGTAAGGAATGGTGTAGTAGACAGCGAAACATGGACAGGATATTTAAAAGGTACACCTGAAGAATTTAGATCTGGAATAACGCAAATCAAATTAAAAAGAGCCGACTATGATACAGAAATTACAGGCACTGTAGCAATTAATACTAGTAATGAGTATGAACTAATTGTTAATTGGGACAGTGATACTTTACCTACAGATACAATTATAAACAGTTCAATAGGTGATAGGAATAAGATTGATTATATTATTGACCCATACAAAACTAATCCTACTTCATTCAAATCAGGTAATCCGAGAATCTTAATTTTAGCTGACATAAACCCTAGTGTTAATGTTGGTCAAGACGTAGGAGAGACTCCAGATAACTATGTATACGACGGTGCAGATGCTTGGAAAAACGCTGATGGCACTGATTTTGTAGCAGGTGAAAATGATATTGTGGAATGGGACGGTAGTAATTGGTCAGTAATATTTGATGCCAGCGAATATACGTCAAATGACACA